AACGAAGCCCAGCGCCAGAAGCAGGCAGAGAGCATCCGGAAGCGCGGGATTGAGCTGATGGCAGAGCACGATCCCTCCGCGGCGGCGAAGCGGCAGATGCGGCACAAGCCGTATCAGGTAGGGGAGCTGATCCGGGAGCAGGGAGAGCAGATGCGAAGAGAAAGCGTAGATGAGTTCGTTGCAAGAAAACACGGGACAAATGCAGTGAAAGGGGAGATTGCCGGTGGACAAGAGACTGGAAGAGAATAACGTGAAATTTGAGAACGACAGGAAGAAGAGTTATCTCCGGGGATACCGGATGCATGGCCGGCGGATCAAACGGATCGAACTGGAGATTGACGAGATCCGGAACTTGAAGATGTATCCGTCTGTGAACAATGACGGGATGCCGCATGGAAACGGACAAGGTGACCTGTCCAGTTATGCGGCGGAGCTGCACGAGAAAGAAGAAATGCTGTATCAGGAGGGCGTGGAGCAGGTAAAGGCATACAAAGACATTTCCTGGCGGATTCAGCAGCTTGAGAATGAGGATGAGAGGGACGTGCTGTTTTACCGGTACATAAAGGGGATGAACTGGTGGGAGATTGCATCCACGATGGATTATAGTCAGAGCTGGATATATGAGCTTCACGGACGAGCACTGGAAAAATTGAAAATTTCGTAAAGAGTGGAGTTCACTGGAGTATTACCTGTGCTATTATGATAGCATCGGAAGTCAGGAAAAAGGAACCGGCTTCCGAAACCCTCCCTGTGAAATGTATAAACGAAAAGCGTCTTCCGTTTGGAGGGCGTTTTTTGTATGCGGAGCATACCATCAATGGCAGATGTGCAGGGGAGCGCCCTGTGTCCCGGTTCGATTCCGGGTGCTCCGCTTTGTGAGAAAATAAACCAGATTGGAAGGTGGTGAGATGCCAAAATGTAGAAGTGAGAATAGAGATAAAGCTTTTGAAATATTCAAAGAGCATGACGGTAAAATCACGAACAGGAAAATTGCTGAGATGCTGAATGAAAAAGAGAATACGATCAGCAATTGGAAATGTAGGGATAAATGGAATGTAGTACTACGAAAAAATGATTGTAGTACTACAATAAAACGAAAACACGGCGGTCAGCCCGGCAACAAAAACGCAGTCGGGCACGGTGCGCCGCCGAGAAATAAGAATGCAGAAAAGTTCGGTTTCTTCTCGAAGTATCTTCCGGAAGAGACCGTTTCTATTATCCAGGAGATGCCGACGGATCCATTGGACATCCTCTGGGATCAGATTCAGATTGCCTATGCTGCCATTATCCGGGCACAGCAGATCATGTACGTCCGGGATGCAGAGGACAAGACAGTTGAAAAGGTGGGATCAGGAGAGAGTTCTACGAAGTGGGAAGTGCAGCAGGCTTGGGATAAGCAGGCGAATTTTTTGAGTGCGCAGGCAAGGGCACAAAAAGAACTTGGGCAGCTAATTCACCGATACGATGAGTTACTGCACAAGAACTGGGAGCTTGCAACCGAAGAGCAGAAAATAAGGATTGATGTGTTACGAGCTAAGATTGAGAATGCTGAGGATGAGAAAACTTCCGTAGAAGATTGGAAAGCAGCCATTATTGAAATAGCAAGAAAGCGGGAAGAGCAAAATGAATGAGTTATTGAAAGCACTGAACCATTATTATGATCATCCCGTGGATTTCTTCCGAGAAATCTTGCGTATGGATCCGGATGAGTGGCAGGAGGAAGTGCTGGGTGATCTGGCGCAATACTCTAAAATATCTGTCCGATCGGGGCAGGGAGTGGGGAAAACAGCACTGGAAGCCGGAGCGATCATCTGGTTCTTGGTCTGCCGACCTTATTCCCGTGTGATCGCCACTGCTCCAACCATGCAGCAGCTATATGATGTGTTGTGGGCAGAGATTGCTAAGTGGCTGGATAAGAGCTTAGTCAAGGACTTGCTGAAATGGACAAAGACCAAGGTTTACATGGTCGGAGATGATAAGCGTTGGTTCGCAACCGCGAAGACCGCAACGAAGCCGGAGAATATGCAAGGGTTCCACGAAGATCACATGCTTATCGTTGTGGACGAGGCATCTGGTGTCGCGGATCCGATCATGGAAGCGATTCTGGGAACGTTGACAGGAAAAGACAATAAACTTCTGATGTGTGGAAACCCGAACCGGTTAGAGGGAGTCTTCTACGATTCCCACAATGGAGACCGGGATAAGTTCCACACACATAAGGTCAGCTCGATGGATTCTAAGCGGACAAGCAGGGAGAACATTGAGATGCTCCTGAACAAGTATGGCAGGGAGTCCGATGTGGCGCGGGTCCGCATTTTCGGTGATTTCCCGAAAGGCGCATTGGATTCTCTGATTTCATTGGAGACAGTTGAATGTGCCTGCGGATGCACACTTCCGGAAAAAGAGATTGAAACATCGAACATTCTTCACATCGGCTGTGACGTCGCACGTTTTGGAGATGATAAAACGGTCATTACGCCGAGGATTGCAGGGAAAATATACCAGTTTAAGAAATATTCGAAGAAGAGCACGATGGAGACTGCTGGCAATGTGATCCTGATGTGCAAGGAATACATGAAGAAATATCCCAAGCTGAAGAAGTGCGTGATCAAAGTGGATGATACTGGTGTCGGTGGCGGCGTCACAGACAGGATCCGGGAGGTTGTGGCAGAGGAAAGTCTTCCGTACAGCGTTATCCCGGTAAACAATGGTGCAAGCGCGACGGATGAATACTATGCAAATCTTGGATCGCAGATATGGGGACTGCTACGGGATGCGCTGGAAGAGAATTTCAGTCATATGATACAAGGGGAATCGGTTACGTTGGAGATGCCGAACGATGCTGAGATGATTAAGCAGCTGTCGAGCAGGAAGCAGAAGATTACATCAAAAGGTAAGATACAGCTTGAGAGTAAAGATGATATGAAGGCAAGAGGACTTGGAAGTCCGGATATAGCAGATTCCGTAACATTAGCATTTTACGAGCCGAACACATGGCTCTACTAGGAAAGTCCAGCTAATAAATGTCAATAGATAAATGAAAAATATTTTCTCCATAAAAAAGGGTACACTTATCCCTTGGTGAAAATATCATTTTGCAAAAAAAGATATTGGTTCGTTGGATTAACAGTATTTTATGCAGCTATGTCGCATTTAGCAGCATTGTATTGTTGAATATGCTCCTGCGGAGTAATGATTTCAAAAGGTTTGTTATCTCTGAGTATTGCAAATATCATATTGCACACCTTGTGTGAAACGGCACCCATTGCTACAAGCTTAGGTTTTGATTCACATTTCTTCAGATAGTAATCACGGAGTACCGGATTTTTTGCTTCTCCTGTACGGGATGTGCTGATGCTTTGTAAAGTCAGTGTATGAATAGCTCGTCTGGCTATAGCAGATCCTCTTTTGGAAATTTGAATCTTAGTTCCTTCAAATTTACCAGATTGTTTTACTGCTGGATCAAGACCGAAATAAGCGAAAAGTTGCTTGGGTTTTGAAAAAGCAGAGAAATTACCAATCTCTCCCATGAGAGTTACAGCAGATAAGAAACCAGCGCCTTTGAACGTTTCAACTAAGTGAATCTGTTTGACGAAGTCAGTTTCTTCATTGGCATCAATAAGCTCATGCATAGCATCGAGAATGTTTTTGATTTCTTCGTCGTACTTACGGATGAAGCTGATATATAAACGAATACGTTTGATATTGCTGTCTAAAATATAGCCAAATTCATTAGCATCATGAGCGGCTTGAATAATGGCATTGTATTTGCTGGCAGCATATGCAACTCCAAAACGTGCAGTTGATTTAATGGTATCAATAATCTCTTGCGGGTCTGCTTCAATAAAGGCAGATGGAGATGTATAAGTTTCCAATAATGTAAGAGATGTATTGGCTGTAATCTTGGAGAATATACCAAGATACTGTGGGAAAGCCATACGCAATTCGCCTTGAAGCTTGTTCACGTAAGCACTGCGGTTATCCATTAAATCGTAGTATTCACGACAGAGATTGCGGCAGTTCAAAGCAAGGTCAGAAGGCATAAGAGAAACCTTTAGATCAGGCTTCAAACCAACTAAAGCCGCTTTTTTAGAATCAAAACGGTCATTATGTACTTTTCGTATGTTGATATTTGTGCTATTCTTAGTGATGATAGGATTAATAACCGAGCAGTTAAAACCCTTATCACGAAGATAGCAGAAGAGTGGGTAATGATAAATTCCCGTG